TAAATTCGTGTATGTTTACCAGATAATCTGCTATAGTGTCTTTGCCAGCGCCGATCAAGCCACAGATGCCAAGAATCATGCCATTTCCTTTATGTTGAAGTGTTGTAAAGTTGTTTGTAATAGTGCAATTTGCCTGCGGCAGTCTTCTAGTGCATGGTGGCTGGTGGCTGGCTTGGGCAGTCCAGGCCATAAACTAAACACAGTACGGCTGTCACGCACAGCATAAAATTGCCAGGGTATAGGTTTGCCATAGCTCTTGTAGGCATGTTCCAGGATGTTACAGTCGTATGTGGGACCTTGTGCCCAGATCCTTTTGCTGTGCCAGATCAATCGACCCAATTCATCTAGTGCTTGATCTAACGGTATTCGATCTTGTTCGGCAAAGGCTTCATCTTTGGCCGCGGCAGGTTGAGTTGCCCACCAGTCTATGGTGCTTTGTTGTATGCTACGATCGGGTTGGCTTTCCAGGCTAATCCTGGCATAATATTTTGGTTCACAGTAGCCGGAACCAAATGGATCAAAACTCTGGGCCGCAATAGTCAATATCGTGGTGTCCGGTCCTGTGCCCAATCCTTCTAGGTCTATCATTAAGTCTGCCATACTGCTAGTATAACAGAAATTTCAGTTGCTGTGTTGTAAAAAGGTTAGCCTATGACCCAGCTAAGAGGTTGGCTTCCATCCACATAGTTCTTGAGTTCTTCAACGCTTTTTTCCATTATGGCTAGACCTTCAGCTTTCATGGCTGTACCGTTTAGGGTTCCGCCGCCCTGTGGTCCTGCTATGGTGCCAAATTTTTCTCTTGCTTCGCCAATTATGAGCTTGCAGTTTCCAGTCATGTAGTTACGCATCCACTGACTGATTAGGGGATCACTTAGCATGTTGAATTCAGGTTTGTAGTTGTAGGTCCAAAGTAAAACAGCTTCCCCAGTACCTTTGGGATCACGGACTAACTGTAGTTTTTTGGTCACAGGGTTGAATGTGTAGTTCATGTAAGCACCAAACATACGTCCGGCCAATTCCACATACTGGCTATAAAAGTCAAAGGTAGCAAGTCCACCTGCCACATTAAAATTCATTAGATATACATTCAAACTTGCCTGGCTAAATGGATCAAAGTTACTGGCAAATGGCCCAGTGCTGTCACCAAATGTTCTGCGGAATATCTGTCGCACACTATAAACTTCCTGTGGTAATTCATAGATGTTGACGTTGGTCACCAGCTCCATGAATGTGTAGCTTTCTTCGTAGGCGTTTTGTGCCCGCTGACGATAGGTTCCAACTGTGCTTCTGTAGGCTGCTTCGTAGTGTTCAGCATCAAGTTCTAGATCAATGATGCCGTCGCCCAGCTGATAACGCACATATTGGAATAGATTTTGTTTTAGTGTTTCTAAACTTGATTCAGATTGAATACTCATAAGATTGCTCCAGTACAAGTATTTATCAAGAATACTACCAGGACTTGAGTATGATCAAGTTCTCGTTGCCACGTCCGTTAAATTTAATTTCTGTGCTTTTTATATCTTTGTACACTTTTCGTGCCGCAGGTTTTCCAACTGAAACAATAGATTTGATCTGTTCAGCTGGTTTGCGTAGAGTCTTCTGTGAGCTGTTGACAGCATCAAAAGCCACAATGCTGGTTCCTTTGATTGTGAATGAACCTACATGGGTATCAGCCACGACGTGGATCAATTTGCGTTTCTTGGTATCGTATAACCAGGCTTCACTGGCATTGACCAGGCTAGCTGGTGCTTCTGATACTAATTTGAGTTCTACAAAGTCCTTGAGATACTTGAACTTGCTGGATAACTTTTCAGGGCTTATGGCTTTCTTGGCACGCGGTTTGCGTTCTACTTTCTTGATCTGAACATAACTGGCACAGTCATTGATCACCAGTTCGCAGAATTTTACGCAATTACGCAACTGTATCTTGGATAAATGACCATATGCTTCCACTAGATCTGCGTCACGTCCTTCCACAGTTTCTTCAAACTCGGCTAATCGATCTTTCCAGATGGCACTGATAGTGCCAATCATCTGTGGTGCCACATTCCTACCACGGATGTGTGACATGGGTTTGAACTCGGCTGTCAGCTTTGCTCCTTGTTGCAGGAAATCATCAAACATGCCTTCCAGTTCACCAGCACACTCACTCATGCGTTCACGCAAATGATCTTGAATGGTCAATCGGGCTTGTGTGGTTTCTTCTTCACTTACAACTCGAACCACTTCTTGTTTGATACGCATCATGTCACTAATCTGGCCGTCAATCACGCTGAGTTCGTGTTCGCTCAAGGCCAAGCCAATCAAGTTCATTCTGCATACCCAGGCTGTGGTACTACGGATTTGGCTGTCCGGAATACCTCTTATGAGTTTAGCGTCTTTAGGTCTGTCGTTGTGCTCAAGCCAATGGGCTATCATGTCTTTGGCATCTTTTTTACCGTAGTGATAGTTGTACCAAGTGAAAGCCTTGAGCATGGCACTGGTTCTATCTCCATCAGTCAGTACTAACTTCCAAGCAGGTTCAGAACCAGTGTATTTTACATCGGCACTTTTGGGATTTAGTAGTTTGATTTCTGCTGTGGGTTTTTTAGTTTTTACCATTGGGTATCCTTGATATCATGATTGTTAATTGTAACACTGAGTTTGTTTGTAGTCAACCGCCAAGCAAACAGGCAAAGATCAAGTATTTTTCCAAGTTTTTAACCAAATTTTCAGCTTCTTGTTCCAGTATTTGATAACGGGCAGTGGCTCGATGTAGCCTGCGACATTCTACACTTTCCTGACTGAGTTTGTTCAGCACCGTGGTTATAGGTTTAAGCATTTTAACTAAATCTCTTCTGGCCACCCGGCTCCGTACACCAGCAATCTGTCGTTCTGCTTGTTTCAAACGTTCTTGTATCTGTTCCATATAGTATTTTATCCTGTTTTGAATTTTTGGTTAAACTTTGCGGTAAATACTTGACTATGCCACGCCTGAGCCTTTATCGTCCTAATCGAACCAATGACTATCAATTCTTTGATCGCACTATCAAAGAGATGTACACAGTAGGTGGAGTAGATGTCTACGTCCACAAATACCTAGGCCCTATCCTGGATGAAAGTGAGAATCCCGGCAATAACGACGCTACATTACCGGTTTACGACAGCTTAAATCCTTTGTACATTGAGGATTTACTATTATTAGAAAACAGAGATAGAGCCTATGATCCTGATGTGTACATCATGCGCGGTGTTTATCGACAACAGGACATCGACTTTGATCTTACACAATTTGGCCTGTTCCTGAACAACGATACCCTGTTTATCACGTTCCATTACAACTACATGATTGATGCGTTTGGTCGCAAACTCATGTCAGGCGATGTGTTAGAGTTGCCCAATCTCAAAGATTATTATCCCCTAGATCCAACTATACCGTTACCCTTGCCCAAATACTATGTGATACAGGATGGGTCGTATGCTACCGAAGGATTCAGTCAGACCTGGTTGCCACATATCTGGCGTGTGAAAGCCACTCCCATGGTCAATGCCCAAGAGTTCCAACAGATTGTCAACAAACCTTTCATGCCCGACAACATTTGGGATCCAGGAAATTTTTATCCAGGTGGATTTACTGTGCTGGACGGCGACAATTATTACATCAGCAAGGGCAATGTTCCGCCTGGAACTCCTGTGACTGATACCACATACTGGACTCCTATCACCGATCCTGCCACCGTAGGTGATCGTATGAGTACTCGACCCCGAGACCTAGAAATCAATGATGCATTATTGGCACAGGCACAAGTGGATGTTCCGTTCAGTGGATACGATACCACAAAGTTTTACATATTACCGACCACTCCCTATGGTGATCCAGCCAGTGCAGGCATTGTGGCCAGCGATGGATCTGTGTCTTCTAGTGGTACACAAGAAGGTGAGGGTACTAGTCCTAGCAGTTTTGGTTACACCATGGGCTACCTCACAGGTGGGTACGATCCAGAAACTGGATACTTGTTGCCACCGAATGGATTACCAGTTGTTCCAGGTGTGAGTTTTCCACCCAATCCCACAGTTGGCGCTTATGCTTTAAGATTGGATTACTCGCCCAATCGACTATTCCGTTACAACGGCAGCCGTTGGGTAGCTATAGAATCCGCAGTGCGTACTGATCTTGACTTGGCACCAGCCGCAGAAACTTTACGCAACAGCTTCGTGAACAATACATATACAGTGAGCACCACAGACCTGGGCAACATTCCAAGTCGTCAAAGTCTCAGCCAGATACTTAGACCGCTAGCTGATAACGGTGATCAAGGCGGCAATATCACACCACCCAACCCAAGACCACCAGGATAACCATGGCAACTACACAGTTTTTTTATGATGAACAAATACGTCGTTTTTTGTTGCAGTTTGCCAGGATTTTTAGTAACTTCCAGGTCGAGTACGGCCGCAACGAAGAAGGTAAAAACGATACCCTAGTACGTGTTCCGGTTCGTTATGGTGACAGCAGTCGCCAGGCACAGACCATTATACAACAGAACAGCGCCAATGAATTGCCTAGCACTCCGTTGATGACTTTTTACATCACCGATCTCAAATACAATCGTGCCATGATCCAAGAACCCAACTTTGTCAGCACCATCCAGGTACGACAACGAACCTATGACAGCATGACTGACACCTACGAAACCACACAAGGCAATGCATTCACGATAGATCGACTCATGCCAGTGCCGTTTGAACTGACCTTAAAGCTAGACATGTGGACGTCAAATACCAATCGAAAGATGCAGTTGCTAGAACAAATTTTAGTATTATTTAATCCCAGTTTAGAACTACAAAGCACCGACAATTACATAGACTGGACCAGTTTAACTACAGTTTATCTCGAAGATGTCAATTGGTCAAGCCGCACAGTTGGTGCAGGCAATACCGAATCTGCTATTGACATAGCCACCCTGACTTTTAGATTGCCCATGTGGATATCCAGTCCAGCCAAGGTCAAGAAATTGGGTGTTGTTGAACGTATTGTGGCCAGTATCTATGATGCCAACGGTGATGCCAGTCTTGCAATTACCGACAACGATCTATTGCTTGGCACAAGACAGGCATTTACACCGTTTAACTATCAGGTACTCCTGATCAATAATACCTTACAGGTACTGCGTGAACCCGAAGTAGTTGATGAATCCAATGCCAGTTTAACTCCACCAGACAGTCCAAACAGCAACCTCATGTGGTCTGCTGTGGTCGGTATGTATGGTACCTTAAGACCCGGGATCAGTTACATAAGTCTAGAACAACCAGATGGTACAGATGTGATTGGAACCGTAACATATGATCCCAGCGATGATAGATTTTTGTTGTGGAATGTCAACATTGACACTGTGCCAGCCAATACATTGTCTCCAGTTGATGCTGTAATCAATCCGTTGGCCAGCGGCCCTGGAGCTGGCTTACCAGATGCCGTTGAAGGCACAAGGTATTTGCTAACCGAAGGAACAGGTTCATGGGATGGCACATTTGCTGACGCCTGGGCTGGTGTAATAAATCCAGGACCTCAGTCTTTTACACAACCTCTAGTGGCCAATGCCAATGACATTGTTGAATATGATGGTGTTCGCTGGATGGTGGCATTTGACAGTACCAGCAGTCCTGTTAATGATCAATATGTCACAAATATAACTACAGAATTACAATATAGATGGACCGGCGAAGCCTGGGTCAAGAGTTATCAAGGCCTATACAAAGGAGGCCTATGGACACTGGTATTGTAAATGCCGTGGGCATTTGGTTTTACAGCGTGGCCACCAATTCTTATCTGTATCTCATGAGGAACGATGCCAAACATCCAGATACCTGGGGGTTGCCCGGTGGGCGTGTGGAACCAGGTGAAACACTTATGCAGGCCATCACGAGAGAATGTGTCGAAGAATTGGGCACCATGCCTGAATATTTGAAACTGGTTCCATTGGAAAAATTCACCACAGCCGATCAGGGCTTTGCTTATCATACATTTTTTTGCAGCGTGGATCGAGAATTTGTTCCAGTGCTAAATGAAGAACATCAAGGCTGGGCCTGGATTGCCAGTGGCTGTTGGCCCAAGCCGTTACATCCAGGGCTATGGTCCACTGTGAATTTTGATGCAGTGCAAGACAAGATCCATACCATGGAAGCACAAATTCAGATATCGCAGTAGCCTATAAAGTCCGGGTAGTTGATTGCTCTGGCATTGGGTAAGTCTAACCAGATGTCTGGCACATTACTTGGTACACCAGCAAATGTAAACTGTGTTCCAGGGTATGACCGCATTACATCACAAACTTGATTGATCCAGCCGGGGTGGCCAGTTTCAGTATCTCGATGATATCCTAGCATGAATATTTCTTGGTGACCATCAAAGGCCGCAAGATACATTAGCATGACTAGATCAAGAAATTTTGGTCTATGCGGAATAAGATAAAACTCTCCTGGGTTAGCGATACAGTTTCTGGCATCAGTGTATACAATATTATCTTTGGCATATCCCAATTCAACTAATGTTGCTAGATTATCACGACGAGTTTCTACAGCAAAATCCAATCGCATCTCCAAGGCCACATCTCCTACACCGTACGTTTGTAATTTTTTTGATCCTAATAGTCCGCCACGATGATGCTGTAATCTTGTGTAATCAAAATATTGTCTTTCTGCTGTGTGTCCCAAGCAGGCAGCACGCCCACTGATATGATGATTCTCAATTGGATTAGCGATCCACTCTCTTGTTTCTTCTCGTCGTCCACCAGCCCAACGTGAATTGGTTATTACAAATTCTCCCGGATAGTCTTTGCGAAATCGTGCGTCCATTATTTTACCTGTCTATTAGTTAATCAAAAAAGAA